CCTGTCTTTCGTTTTAAATCATTTTAGATATCATGCCTAAACAATCGAACTTGATTAATTATGTTGACTTGGAAAGGATTAAGGTAGATAGATTTACATGGAAGAAAATTGTCGATAAATTGCCGTATCATGATTTGAAAGAAGAAGATTTGGTCCGCATAATCCGATCTTCTGATGGAATGAAAGTTGTGTCAACAGCTGGAAGACCTTATAATATTGTCGAAAATAGAGACAATGTTGATCAATGGGTTAAAGAGGCTCTTTGGCATTACGATCAAGATCTATATAATTCAATTCGTGGTTACACAAAATCAGCTAGGGTTGGCCGTGTCCGTCATTCGTTGCTCAAGTATTGCGGTCCGGTTGCTTACAAGAAACAACTCTTTACAGATCCAAAATTTACATCCATTTATGATGAACAGATCCAGAAATTGTCAGATATGTTCAAAAAATCAGATCCACTTAGTTTAGATGCCGCTTTGAACAAAGTTCCACTCTCAGGTGCCGCTGGCTACAACTATCCCGGAAAAACCAAAGGTGACGTTCTTCCTCAGGCTGCCAAGACTGTCCGCGATTTTATTTCCGTATTTTCAAAGAACAGGGAGCCAGAACACATTCCTTATAAGCTTGGACTTAGAGGACATTTGTCTCCAGAGGATCAGAATAAATCCAGAGCAATTTGGATGGGTGCAGTTGAAACTAACATCATGGAAAACATGCTTTTTAGACCTTTTTACAATCAAGTATTCAATTCGTTGCAGTTTGTTAATTTGATCTTAACAGGCGATAAGTCTATGGAGCGATTACATGAGTATGTTTTGAAGGACCAACATAAAACGTTTGTGAATACCGATGTTTCAGGATGGGATGCTATGCGTTGCAGATTTCTAATTAAGGATATATTTTCAAAAGTTCTTCGACCAAATATAAATTTCGAATTTGATTGGCAGGAGAACATGTTCAATTTCTTGGAAGATGATTTCATTAAATCTTATCTTGCTCTACCTTCTGGCGTTATAATTCAAAAGGAAACTGGAATTCCGTCAGGTTCATTTTTAACACTACTAATTAACTCTATTATGAATTTTGTTGTTCAGACTTCAATACTTAGATACCTTGAAATACAATTTTATCACGAAAAAGTGCTTGGTGATGACTTTTCATTTATCATTAACAGATTAGAAGAATATGAATTTCAGGATTTCGTTTTTAGATTTTCAGATGTTTGTTGGAAGTTTTTCAGACTTAAAATTAAGGATGAATCAGTGATAATAACAAATGATGTCAACAAACGAAAGTTCATTGGATATCGTATCTGTAATGGTCGTCTTTACCGAGAAGATGAAGAATTGTTTTGTGGTATCTTATATCCTGAATCTGAAGTTCAATCACTTCGAGTTTCATTTACTAGAGTCTTTGCATTCTTTATAATTGGTGGTTGTAATTCCAATCGTTTTCTAGAATTTTACGAAACATTCCTTTCCGGTTACTATAAAGAGCTCCAGAAATATGGAAACGAACTATTTAATATAAAAGTCATGTCGTCTGGAAACCTTCGAGTTTTCAAACATGTTTATAATATTGATTTATCTATGTTTGAAACTTTTAGTATAGAAACTTTTAGAAATATATTTTCAGACAAAGCTCCTTACTTTTTAACTTATGGTTTAAATTTCTTTATTTAGCTTATATTAGTTTTTAACAAATATTTTTACTAATAAAAAAGGTATGATAAAT